CTTTTCCGGCATGGCATCCAGACTGGCCGCCAGTTCCCGTAAAAATGCCTGGCCACGCTTCCCGCGTAGAGCGCTCGCAACGCGCCCGCGCCAACGACCCAGCGCCAGGGGATCGTCGTCGTCATCGGTGTATCCGCTTCTGCTCATCCCTCACCTCCCTGCTGGGCGGCGTTGTTCTGGTCGGTCATGAGAAAAGATCCTTTTGCCCGCCAACGTCGATCAGGCGGTAGTAAAGCGGCTCGTAGGGATGCGCCACGGTGTCTTTCCAGACGCCTGACGCCACGCGCTCAAGGTTGGTGAGGTATTGCAGGGCGTTCGCGCCGCGCGGGCCGTCGTCTTGGTACGGCTGATGTTCGCTATTCAGGCCCCAGCGGCGCATCGTCCAGTGGTCCGGCCCTTCATCGTTCTCGGGGATGACGCGAATCACCTCGTAGCAGAAGAAGAACGGGTGAAGACGCGCCACGGGCCGCAGGAACGCGCCAGGGACGGGAAATTGAGGCGCTACCATCGTTATCTGCCGCCCCTCGCATACCCGGCATCACCCATCGTTTCCACGGTTACGGCGTGAGTGCAGCCCTTTCCGCAATATTCCTGGTGAGTCGATGTAATGTCGCTGGCCTTGCTGGTGAAGTAGACCCAGCGGTTTGCGTCGTAGAACCTGTAGACGGTGACACCTTTGTGGGTGAACAGCTCGGCAACCGCGATGTCTTTGTTGTCGGTGCCGGACACGGCGACAGGTTCTTTAGAGCAGGCCACCAGCATTGCGGCCAACACGATCCAGATCAGCTTGCGCATGCTTGCTCCCCTGCGGCCTGGTCTCGCGCCATGATGTCGCGCAGAACGGCTGCACGCTCAAAGTGCATCGCATTTATGGCCTTGGACAATTCAACTTCCAGGCGCTTACGGCGCTCATACGGCGCGATTAGCTTCCGCGCCGTTTCACCCGGGCGGTATGTGAAGAATCTGTTGGCGTTATCATGGGTGTGGTCGCGTTGACCTGGGCCGTAAACCAGCATCCACATGCCATTGATTCCGCCGTACACCCGTCCACGGAGCAACCTCCCCTTGCGGTCGCGTGTCCAGCGCACATCGCCATGGCTAAGCAGCGCGCCGTCGGCGTCCCTCCTGCTCCAAGACGCGAGTTCGTTGTCGCTGGGCCAGCCGTCCGCGCCGCGATTGAATCGGTGCGTACCACGGCGCTTTTCGTATTCGCCGTCCCATCTGTCGTTGAAGTAGGCCAGGGGGTCCGGGTTGGGGCTTTTGATCTTTGGAGGATCAAACGTGTAGTCGGTGAATACGTTGCACAGGTAGTCTCTGATCCGGCTGCGGGTGCGATCCATTTCCAGGCGTTGCAGGTACGTCATACGCTCCGCCTTGTCGAAGTCGTACTTGCCCCCATTCGGGTTTTCGACGTTCTGCACGTCCTGCCACATCTGGAACTCAATGTGGCGGCCGTTTAGCGAAAGCTCGGCCTGCAAGTCGCCCTTCGTGCAAGTGCGACGGTCGAGCGCGATGGCCTTGTATTTGTCAGCCTCCACCCAGGCGGCAACCGTCCAGCCCAATCGGTTGAGTTGCTGCACGATGCGTGCGAACACGTCGCGCTTGAACTGGCGCTTCCAGGATTTTTCGCCTTGGTATCCCCCTGCGTTTCGTGCTTCGGCAATTCCGTCTTCCCAGATAGACAGCGAGGCGTCGTGGAAGTGGATACTGCCGGAGCGTTTGATGCGGCCTTTGGTCATTGTCATTGCGTATCCCCTTTTGTCTGTTGGGCGGCGTCGATCAGCGCGTAGACTTCATCGACAGAATCGCGCACCGAATGGGTGATGCCGTCCTCTGTCCGGATGTTGGCTTTGTTCCCGCCGTAGCTGGAGCGAGCAGTTGTCACGGAGACGATGGAGGCCGGATTGAGGACAAGCGGATAGCCGTCGTAGTCGGTGAGTCGAATGAAGGCCATCACGCGTTTCCTTTGCCCTGCTGGGCGGCAATGGACGCTTCGTAGTGCTCCGTAGAGCAATAGCCTTTTCCCATGTGCAGGATGTTGGATGGTCGGCCGCACTGGCAGGCCGGGAAGGCGTCGGCGCGGTTGGCGTCGTACCATGCCTGGGCTTCGGTGCTGTAAGGCTCATTCTCTGCGGGGATGTGACCTGGTCCCAGTAGACCGTTGGCAATCCACTGCATGGCCGCCTCTGCGCCCTTGCCGTGCCTCCATTCGATCCAGGCTGCTTGGTCTGCGACGACCATGTTGTGAACGATCTTGCTCAGTTCATCAATCAAGCGTTGCTGACGCGCGGCCTCCCGCGCGTCGGCGGCGGCTGTGGCCGTCCAGCCCGCCGCAACAAGGGCGGCGCGCATTCGTTCGCGGAAGTGTTCGTGCGAGTCGCGGACCAACGCAGCGCGCGGCGTTTCTGCGAACCACGCATTCACCGCTGCGTCGACCAGTTTGGCCGGGGGCGCATTCTCGGGGGCGCTCATGGCTTGGCTTCCTGTTCGGTGGGGATTTCAGCCTGGCCGGCAGACGCGGCGGCTTCGGCCTGGCGGCGCTGCTTCTCGGCCTGCTTGGCGCGGACGGTTTCGACGGCACCGTGTGCGTCGAACAGGTCGATAAGGGCGGAGGTTGGAATGGTGATCGTCTCGCTGGCTACGCGGCCTTCCTTGATGTCCACAAGGGTTGCGCGCTGGTTGGCGTCAAGGCCCTTGATGAAGGCATCAACGCCGCTGATGAGCGGGGATACGACCTTGCGGGGCAGGGCGCGGCCCTTGATATCGCTTACAGTGGTCTTTCCCCGATTGCGCAGAAACTCGCCGGCAGCCTCGCCATACTTTTCGACTGCGGCAATTGCTACGGTGGGCTTGACCAGGTCGGCGAGGATGAGGTCATGAACGTCGGTATTTGCGTTTGCCAGGGTCAAGAGCTTGCCGACCCAAACTGAAGAGACGCCTTCCTCAGCGGCGATGCGGTCGCAGTCCCACTTGAATCGCGCCAAGCGTGCATACCCGAAGGCGGTTTCCAGAGTTAGCAGGCCCTGGCCTTTCGAGCTTGAAATAACGCGCTTCGTTCGCTCGGCGTCGTTGCCGTCGAACGCAACGACGTCGATCATCACGAAGCCGTCTTTATCCTGAAGCGGAGCGCCGGCAGCGATTGCCCGCCCGATATTCCTGTGTCTGCGGTGGCCGTCCACGATCCACACGCCACCCTCGGCGCGGGGGCGAACCTCAAGTGCGGGGTACTGCCCCCCGGCCATGATGTGCCGAAACAAGCTTTCCTCGGCCGCTTCTGCCTGCTGGCGAAGCTTGCCGCCCAGGCGTTCGATGGGGGCGCGGAGGTTGAATCCGGGTTCTACGTGCAGATCCTCATACCGGACCTGCATTGCATGGGCGCGCTTGATTTCTTTGTTGAGGATTTTTTGCCTGAAAGACACAGGCGCGGTTGATTGATCGGACATGGAATATCCTCAGTGGGTTACGATTTTCGAATCGATTGCAGAGGGGGTGTGATGGATACGGAATTCGAGTACCGGGGGTGCCAGGTTTACGTCCGAGTCCGCGAGATTTCGGGGGAGACTGTTGGTTTCACCACGGGGCTATGGCGAGCGAACGTGACCGTGCAGCCATCTGAGGGAGATTGGCTTGAGGTCGGCAACGGAATGCCCTTTTCGGACGTGGCTTCTGCAATGGCTGATGGCGAGAGCAGGGGGAAGGCATATATCGAATCCTTGCCAATGCACGGTCCTAAAAGGCGGTGATCAGAGCCGCTTCTCGCCGCCCAAGGCGTGGACGAGTTCGGCCATCATCTTTGCCAGCTCGCCGGTCATGAGGGTCATGTCCGAATCGAATTTCTCGTCGTCGTTCGCGGCGACGCCATCGGTGCCTTCCTTAAGCACATCCAGAGGCGATACGCGCCTGATGTCCAGGCTTTCAGTCAGGACGAAGGAAATTCGATCCGACCAGGTCATGGCAAGGCGGGCGCACTGCTTGCCGGATTGGACGTGGCGGCGCACGTCGTCGGCGTCGATGGAATGCTTGATGTAGCGGATGGCTGCGCCGCTTTCGCCGGATGACCGGAGTTCGGTGTCTTGGTCTATGGTGAAGTTGGCCGGAGCTTCATCTTCGGCAAGCCAGCCGGTCATGGCTGCCGCAGGGGATTGCGCGACATACAGGTTCTCAAGCGGGAACGGGTCTATGCATTTTGCGAGTACGCCGATAACCTCATCGGCCTTGCTGGAAGCGGCGGCGTCGATCACAAGCCAGCGGTTCAACGGGTCGATCCACACGCGGGTATCGCGGTAGACGCTGAAGGCGCGCGGCAAGAGTTCGTCAGTGACGCGCTCCTTGATTTCCTTCATCTGCTTGCGGCCCGGCTTGTAGCCTTGCTGCTCTTCGATTTCCTGGGCGCGGAACTTGGCCACCTGGTTGATGACCGTCGCCGGGAGCAGCTTCTTTTCGGCGCGCAACGACAACAGGATTTGCCCGTTGACGACGTGAGCGAGGCCGCCATTTTCGCGGGGCGGCACCCACCCGATGGCCTGCATTTCGAGGTTGTTGCCGGGCTGGTATGCGCAGCGGGAAAGGGCGGTTTCCAAATCTTCGCCGTACAAAGTCCAGGCGGCGGACAGGCGGTAGATCTTGAGATTTCTAAACCACATTGGGGGAACTCCGGTTAGGTTGATCTGGGCTTGTTCGTGGGCTTTCTGCGGGCGCGCGGCTTCACGCTCCTGACTTCGGCGGCAGAAATGCGGCGACGGGGTAGAGGGATCGGCGGCCACCACCCAGCGCGGTCCCGCACGATGAATTCAATGCCGTTCAAATCGCGAAGCTCAGCAGCCAGCCGAGGACTTGACGGCCGAAGAGAAGAAACGCCGCGAACGCGGTGCCAGCGGACCATGCCCAGACGCGCGGGATATCGGCGTCGTGGCTCCAGTTGCCTTTGCCAGCGTGGTCACGGGGCGCAATGAGGTCTACGGTTTTGCGCGCCACCTGGGCGATGGACGGCAGCTTGCGGCGGCGCGCGGCGGGCGCGGATGCGGTGATTGCGTTCATGTTGCTTCCCAGGGATCGGCCGCGACATAGCGGCGGTTGAGGTATTCGCAGAAGGGGGCCAGCGCCACCGCCGCCAAGGCGAGCAGGGCCAGCCCCCACCAGATGGCGGGGATAGTCGTAGGCATGGGGATTTGCGCGAAGGCGCGGTGATGGGCTTTGGAGAGCGGGCCAGTAGCCCGGTAATCCCAGAAAGTCACTTTCAGCGCCGGTGACGTTGCGGCGCTGGCCCACTCTCCAAAGCCGCCCCGGTGAGGCGGGGCCGGCGCGGTGCTACTTGTTGATGCTGCTGCCGAAGTTGAATGCGTCGATGAGTTCTTCGATGAAGCGAATGATCTTTTCGGCCATGGGGATGGTTCCGGTGTGGACGTAGGGTTGATGGGGATCAGGCAGCGCCTGCCGATACCCCGCACGCGGGGCATGAGCCGGGGCTGTCAGGCGGGGAGCGCTTCGCCGTGGGCGTTAAGCCCGTTCGTGAATTTCCAATGCAGGCTGTCGCAATGCGGGCAGGTGGACAGCGTGTCCCACGATTCACCCTCGGGGGCGGCTCTGGTTTCGATGACCGCGCCGCAATCAGGGCATTCGTAATTGGTGATCGCGTCTCCGCGAGCGCGGACGCGTGCGATGTAGTCTTCGTACTGTTGCTTCAGGCTCATGATCATTCCCTTAGTTCGACCCGGCGGGCGGGCGCGGGTTATTCGGCGGCCTTTTCCAAAGCCTGAGTTGCTTCGTCCAGTGCGCTGCAAACTTCGTCCAGGGCGTCGATGGCCTCTTGCATGGCGTCCAATGCCTCTTGCGCCTTCTCCCCCTTCTCGCCGTTCTGAAGCGATTCGGGCATGTTGTCGAAAGCGTCTTGCTCGTCGCTGTGCGGCCCGCTTTCCAGATCGTCTTTAAGGCTTTCGGCTTCGGACTTGAGCGTTTCGATGCGCTGACGCAGCGCGTCCAGCTGCTTGCGGCGGTCTTTGTTCATGGCGAAATTCCTGTGTGAGTTGGCTTCGGTAAGCGCTGACTCGCAGCGCTGGCCGAAACCCGCTTTTCAGCGGTTCGGATGGCCGGGGTTATCGTCGCCACGCCCGGCTGGGCGTTGCCTGGCTGTAGAAGCCCAAGCACACAGGGTCCGGGGGCGCGCTTGCGCCTGGTTGTCCTGTTTCGCCCTTCCTCCCTCGCGGGGGCGGGCGGCCTAAGTTGTTAAAGAGCGGTGCTCGCCTTCCCCAATCCGACTTTGTGGCGGTGACGTCTCCCGCTCTAGGCGATGGCCTGACTGCTGCCTGCGGGTCCGTGGGGTTTTGCTTGCAGCGCGAAGCTGCGTTAAGACGGATATTAGTAAACACTAAACTTATCGTCAAGTAAAAACTAAACTGTCCGGCGCGAGTCGCAGCGGCCATTGGAGGGAAGGGAGGGGGAGGGGGGCGAAAAAAAAGCCACCCGAAGGTGGCTTTGCTGGCGGAAGGGGAGCGACTATGCGCGGGTCCACTGCCCCGATTCGCTGTCGCTCAAGCGCGATCCTGCCCAAACAACTTGGCCCAGGACGCGAATGGGGGTGCCGTTCTCGAGGGGAATGTCTGGATAGCCGGGGTTGAACGACCGCGCAACCCAACGCTTGGTCAACCTGTCGCGGGTCACAGTCTTTACGATCATCTTGCCGTCGTAGTTGATGGCGTAGACGCCGCCAGCAGCGACGTCATGCAGTGTCACGTTTTCGTTAGGCACGACCAACAAAGCCGCACCATCCCGAATGATCGGTTCCATGCTGTCACCCTTGGCGTAGACGACGCGGGCCTTGCCTGCGCCAGCGCCAACCGACCGAAGAAATGACCGGCGGAATTGAACCGTGCCGGTTTCCTCTTCCGCCAGGTTCTCGATACCGTCGCCCGCAGCCAAACGAACGTCTGCCATTTCAGGCACTTTTTCAAACTTGTCGTTGGCGGCGTGTGGCTCGCCCGGCCCGACGTTGGCGACCACACCAGTTTGGGTGCTGATGCGAATCCTGCTATCGCGCTCGGCCTGCAATGTCGTTTTACCGCCTTCCCACGGAGCCGCCTGCTCCCCGCCGATTCGCATTGGGAATGGATCGTCGGCCGCATCCATGTCGACCAGTGCGCCGCGATTAGCGGCCTGGGCGCGCGGTTGCACTGGCGGCGCAACGTTTATGCCCAGTTTCAGCTGCGCAATAGCGAGGGCAATGGCCCCCTCGAGCGCATTGAGTTGGCTGGGCGGCAACGCGCGGACTTCAGCCTCTGCGATGGACGCGAAGGGCCACGGGGAGGGCGGGTTCGCGTCTGGGGTCGGCTTGGTGTCGCCGTTCTGGGGCGTATCCAGAAAGCCCTCGCCCATCCGGTAGTCCCGCTCAAGCCGGCGCGCGGCTCGTTCCCCAATGGGGGCCGTGCCGGATAGGACTTGCGAGAAGTAGCTTTTCTCCTTGCTGGGTGCGCCGTTCTGCTGCACCCACGCACGAAGATTCGCCCGTCGAGTTTCTTGGATGGTCATGGCGAAAGTTTATAGGACACTAAATTAGTAAACACTTGACCTTACGGTTTAGTTCTCACTAAACTTGGGCATGGACCTTAAGACCTATATCAGCACTAGCCCACGTGGCACGGCGGCGAGCTTAGCTAAGGCAATTGGCGTCTCGCCTTCTTACCTATCGCAGATGGCATCCGGGCAATCGCCCATCTCGCCAGAGCGCTGCGTAGCAATCGAGAAGGCGACCGCTGCCGTTGTCAGCCGCCGAGATCTTTGGCCGGACGGCTGGGACCGCGTATGGCCCGAACTCAAGGAGGCAGCACATGGACAGCAGTAAAGAACCCAACCCAATCCAGCCGATAGCGCCAGTACCCACACCGGATGACCGCGTCCAGATCGGCCCGTTGGATTGCTGAAAGTCGTTTTCCATGCAGCGCATCGTAAAGCCGCTGCTTCGCAATAGATACGTTCAGGAATGCTTGAAATGAACATCACCACTGCGGCCGATTTGACGGTGCATGAATACAAGGGCGGCAGCGAGTCGCTAGGGCCGCTGGTCGGAATATCGGCGGCGGTGCTGCGCAACAAGGTCAACCCGAACAACACCACGCATCACCTCACGCTTGCCGAGGCTGACCGCGTTGTGCGGATGACGGGTGACGCCCGCATCCTGGCCGCGTTCGCGCACAGCAACGGCTATCTGCTGGTCAAGGCACCCGAGAACTGCGCCGAAAGCGACGTTTCCGTGTTGGAACAGGTGGCCGCACTGATGGTCGCGCACGGCACTTTCGGCAAGGAGGTCTATGACGCCCTGGCCGATGGGGGCGTTGATCAGCAAGAAATGAAGCGAGTGGATGCGGCCGGCCGCGCCCTTATGGAAGCGGTGGCGGGCGTTGCGCGCCGTCTGAGTGGGATGGCCGACAAATGATGCACCGTGGAACGTCTGGTGTACCCGTGCGGGCGCGTATTGCGTCCACGGAGCGTAAGGGGGCGGCGCTTTCGCGCGCGGCTGCAATGATGTGCAACGGCGCGAAGTTTCAGCGGTGGGTTGAATCCCGCATTGGCGCCGCCCCCG